CAGTGCGAGTGCGTCAGCGATGCCGCCTATGACGCAGTCAATCGCCCTTCCTACTACAACAAGGGCGGCGTTGAGTGCATCGACGCCGTCACCGCCGCCATCTCAAATCTCAAGGGCGTTGAGGCGCACATGACCGCCAGCGCGCTGCAATACCTCTGGCGATGGAAGGAGAAAAACGGCGCAGAGGATCTGCGCAAGGCGAGATGGTTCTTGGACAAGCTTATTGAGGAGACGCGCGATGGCAAATGATTTGAATGACGCGTGGCGGTTCCGTCACTCCAAAATAATAGCCGCCCCGGCTGAAAAGTCGAAGCGGCTGGCGGCGCCTGACGTTGACTTTGGAGGGCGCTTTGAGGATGACCCCCGCGCGAAGCTCGAGGGGAAACGATTGAGCCTAGTTACACAGCGGAAGCTGCTCGCCCACGCCATCGCTAGCACCAGCCGGCGATAGCGTCAGCGGCTTGGTTGTTCGAACCGGGCCGACCAGATTAAACAGATCAGCGGCGCGATCGGCGAAAGCCATCGCGTCGTTTTTTGTGGAAAACTCAAATGCAAGAATGCCGTCGTCGCCGTCTTCGATCGTGACGTCCCAAGCATTACCTTCGTCGTGTACGTGTATTGAAATCATCACAAACCTCCCTTTCTGCCGACAATAAAAAACGAAAAGGGGAGGGGCGGCGCCTCGTGGATTGGTCGATTTGAAAAGTCTACGCCGCTGACCACCGGAATTTTTACACCCATTTAACTAAACGCTTTGGACATCATGACCGCCAGCGCCTCGTCGCGCCGGGGATCAGAAAGCCAGTGCGCGTATATCTTGCGCGTGAAATCGATCGACGTGTGGCCCAGAAACTGCGTAATTTGAGCGTCAGTAGCGGTCGTCTCGAAAAGCAGAACCGATGCGAAGTGATGCCGCAAGTCATGCCAGCGGATGCGCGGCAGGCCAGCGCGATCACACGCTAGGTGCAGACCACGATTACGCCAGTTGTTGCCATCCGCTAGGTTGCCTTCAGTCGTCGGAAACACCAAGCCCTTGGTGCGCTGCTTCAGCGGCTGCGCGATCTTCCACTCGCGCAAATCCGCGACAAGGTGATCTGGAAGCGGTATCGATCGAATCCCGGCCCGCGTTTTCACGGAACTGCTTTTTCCGTGCCGTGCAGATTGCCTGATGTGATAGGCCGAGCCGTCCAAATCCAGATTGTCCCACGTGGTCGCAATCTGCTCACCGACCCTCGCGCCGGTATATGCCCCGAATTTAATTCGCAGAGCGTACTCGCCCGCGTTGGCGATGATCGCCTTGATGTCGTCTCGATTGATTCGTGGGGCGCCTTCCATTTTGATCTCCTTCTTCGGGAGATCCACCTCGCGGCACGGGTTGGTCCGCGCCCAATTGTTTTTGACGGCGTACTTCAAAAGCTGACGCAGCGTGTTGAAGCGATTAAGACCTGTCGAGTGCGCTTGCCGAAAAATCACCGGAATGATTTCAGCTTCGATGTACGCAGTCGTGACGTCCATGATCTTGCGCTTGCGCAAGCCGGGCACTTGATCAAACATGAATCGCAGATTCGCTTGATGGCGATGCAGCTTTTCGTCTGATGCGTCCTGTCGGCTGCGGATATATTTTTTAAAACTTGTCGCCACATCTTGCGTGACCGGGTTGGTCGTGCGGGCAATGTATTCGTTGTTCTGCTTATCCGCGAACGCTTGGTCACGGACATCTTGCGCCTGTTCCAGCGTGTCAAAAATCTCGCGGCCACCGCCGATCTGCCGCAAGTCGAGGACGTAGTCGCCGCCCCTCTTGGTGATGTTGTCTAATTTCTTTTTCATGCTCTCTCTCCTGTTTTACGACCTACGGATTGAGCATCCGTAGAGTGGGTTACCATTCGTCATTATTCTAGTCACTATTTCTGACGTTAAAAGGCCAAAAAGTAACTTAATGACCTTCTGATTAAATTCGGGGAAAAATTTTTGGCAGCAAAACGCAAAAAACCCCCCCGACCCTAAGATCGAGGGGTTCTAAAAACACCGCTAAGTGTTTGATAATAAATGGTGCGCCCGACAGGATTCGAACCTGTGACCTACGGATTAGAAGAGCGTCAAAGCCCGTTCTAAACTCATTTAAAATCAACGGTTTAGCGGTTAAACCATTCGATCAAAAGACAAAGATTTTTCTACAGGGGATTTTGAAAACTCTCAAGGGAATAATTTGCAGGAATAATTTGGCAGCGCCGGTCCCGATTCAGTGGGTCAGCGCAAGCATCACGTTTCATCGATCGGCGGCACCACGTGAACGTCGCGGGTGTCGAGATCAATGTACGCGGTACGCACACCGAGTTGCTTCTGAAGCGGCGACAGCTTTCGGTGAACGCGGCTCGCGACCTTCCGGCCAGGGTTCACCCGCTTCGCGTCCTGCTTGCTATCCAGCAGCAGCAGTTGTCCCTGCTCGTTGTATGCCACGCAATCGACTGGCCCTTGTCCAGCCAGAGGGCGGCACACATAGTAGCCCTGGCGGAGCAGCCACTCAGTCAGGATCGTCTCACAAATTTGACCCTGCTGCTGCCGAAAGTCAGGCAGCGTAGGCTCCTGTCCTGATGCGATCGGCAATTCGCTCTGCGCGCTGTCCAACCTGCTCTGCCCACCTGGACGACAGCGCCTCGTCGGCGGCGCCCGCGTAATCCTCTTCACCCAACGCGGCGAGCATCCGCCGAAACTTTGCCAGGTTACCGGCGCCCATGTTGAAGGCCATCTCGATCAGCGCCTCGCGGCGAACCTGATTGAGCAACGACCATGTGTCATCGCCGACCACGCGTTGCGCGGCCACCTCGAAAC